TTTATAGAAAAACTCATCGTATCCATTGTTTTGACACTTTCTTGGAAAAAGTTTATTTGATTTTCAAGCAATTCTGCTTGCATTCTCAAGTTTGCCAAATCTGCTTTGATAAACTGATTTTTCTCAGCAGGACTCAATTTTATATCGTAATTGATTGTATATTCTCTATATTGATCTTTATAAAAAGTGTCTATTGATTTTTGTTTTTTCATCAAAAGACCACGAAGTTCTGTTATTTTTTCAACAAACAACTGACGATACGACAGCATAAACACTTGTGCTTCAGCAAGAGTGGAAGTTCCTTTTATCATTTTAATCAAATCATGAATTTTTTCCTTCCAGTCTTTACGTTCGGCAGCAAGCTTCTGCTCAATCATTTCGAGCTTTTCTTTTGCTTGGTCGTCGTTGTATTTCTTTTCTTCTGCCATTAAAATAGATTATCTTTTTTGTTAGTTTTTCTCTTTTTAACTAAATTGATTTTTGGAATAAACTTTTCAGATTTCTTAAATTCTCCAATATCAATATTTTTTGACTCATAATCAAAATTAGAATTGCTGTCAATATCAACAAACAACTTTATGTGTTTTTGTGAATCTTCGTAATCTTGTATGAATTCTTCGTATTCTTTCACATAACTTCTATTTTTCATATATACATTATGTCAAGATGATTGTTTGTAAAATAGTTGTTCAATTCTTTTAAGCAGCCAGTTTTCTTGACATATTCGTATTTTATTAAATCATTCAAGTCTTTTACTTTTTTGACTGATATGTTGTAATCTTTGCAGAATTTTTCCCACATAAAAACTCTTGCTCCGTTTTTCAATTTATCTATCATAGTTGTTTTTCCTGCAGTATCGTTGTCAAAAAAGTACCTTGCCGTTGGAAGAGTCTCAAAATCTGCAATTCTTTTCTTTACTCCACATATACCTATTGAATTTTTCATAAAAAACGAATCTATAGGTCCTTCAAATATTGTAAAGTCATCTGCAAGATTTACATTCAATATACCAAAAATACTACTAATCTTGTTTAGACTCATCAACTCATCTTCTGTTATTTGTTCTCCGTCAACTTCAGGAATTTCTAACCCCATTCTTTCATACATTCTCTCAAGAGTATACGTCAAATATTTAGATTTTCCTTCTTTCAAATTTCTTATTTGAAAACCAATAATATTTCCATTTCTTGCAAAATTCAAAATGTACAATTCACAAGTTCTTTTGTTGTATGCAAACTCGTGCAATTTCTTATGAAGCAGTCGAGACTTCAAATAAGGATATGCTCTATATGTATGTTCAGTTATTTTTTCAGCATTGAAAAACTCAGAAAATTGTTCAAATGGAATAGCAAGTTTCTCTATTTTGTCGAAAAGATAAAAATCTACAGCGTCAGTATTTACATTAATAACATGATTGTCATTAATATAATTTGTTATTGTTATTTTGTCCATTCCCTCGAACGGCATATCATAAAATTTCAAAAAAGAATTCAAAGACATGTGTTCTCCGCAATTGAAGCAATGAAAATACAAATCGTTCCAATATAAGGTTCCTCTCTTTTTGTTGTAATCTTTTGCAGAATCACCACATATCGGACATGCAAACTGAAGACATTTCTTATTATTTTTCATTCTTCTCTTTGCTGGCTCATTGCTAAACTGCTTGTTCAATATTGTCTGTATTTTGTCTGTTATTGCAACTTTTAAAGTGTTGTCAAGTTCACACATAATTAGATTTTTTGATTATACCTAAATTTTATATTATTAAATATGAAAATGTTTAAACGAAAAAAGCCTCCATAAAGGAGGCAGTATATTTAAAATGTACATTTATCTATTCAGCCATATACTTGATTTTACATCATCAATCTCTTCTTTTCCACAACCATAAGCTTTTCCTATTTTTTTCAAATCTTGAATAATATTTGCATTGTGTAAAAATTCTTCATCAACATAAAATTGCATCCACTCAACTTCTTCCTTTTTATCAACAGAAAAATACATTAAATCTAACGACTTATCATCTAATTTATTAGATTTACGAACCTTTACTAATTTATTTCTAATATCATCACGAATCTCATCCTTAAGATCTTGTATATTTGACTCGTTCAAAAATTCATCAAAGTTTTTAATCATTGTAATCTTATTTTTATTATTTATCAAAACAAAAAAGCCTCCGAAATGGAGGCTTCCCTAAAATCAAAAAATCAAAATTACAAATTATCAATGTCTTTCAAGAATTCGTCAAAATCGTCATCGTCATCATCGTCAGATTTCTTTTTCTTCTTAGGAGCTGGCTCTTCATCTTCATCATCGTCCTCAACAACTTTCTTTTTCTTCTTTGGAGCCGGTTCCTCATCATCCTCGTCTTCGTCCTCTACAACCTTTTTCTTTTTCTTAGGCGCAGGTTCCTCATCTTCATCCTCGTCATCAACGACTTTCTTTTTCTTTTTTGGAGTTGGCTCTTCATCTTCATCCTCATCAACATTTTTCTTTTTCTTAGGTTTTGTTTCAACCTCCTCTTCTTCGTCTTCATCAGACATAAGAGCCTTTATATCTTTACCAGCTGAACCGTACTGACTCAAAACTTTCATAACCTTTTTCTTAAGTTCATCGTCCCAAGGTTTGAATTTGAACTCGTTGAAATCAGGCGTATTCTCTTTCAAATACTCAACAATAGTTTCTTTGTCATCGTCATCATCTGACATTTCGTTTCCGTCAATAACTATTGCACTTCCGCTACTTGCAAACTTTGAACTGTCGTAATTTGCAAATCCGTCTTTCTTGCAAACAACAAGATTAAACACCTTTCCCTCAAACAAATCGAATGGGTTGTTTGGTTCCTCATCCTCTACAACAGGTTTAAGTTGTTCATCAATCTTTTGCTTGATTTTGAAACCATAACGGAAAATCATAACCTTTCCTTCAAGCTCTGGAAATTGCTTGTCCTGAATAATCTGAACTGCAGAATACCAAAATTCTTTTCTCTTCAACTTTTCAGACAATTCCTTGTCAGCAGCAGATGTGCTGTTTCTCAATTTAAAGAAAGTATCTTGAATAATACATTTTTCTCCAATAGTTGAAGGAGAGTCAACATAAAAACCAGATTCTGTGTTTAGATCTTGCAGATAATAAACATACTTTCTCATCATTGGATGACGAGGATCATCTACATTAGGCAAAAATCTGATTTTTGATTTGTAAACACCATCTTTAGCTTTGTCATAACTCGGTGAATACAAGTTAGCATTACCTTGCGGTTTGTCGTCTTTTGTCAAATCTTCAATACTTACATTGAAAACATTGAAATCATCCATTTTACTCATAATAAAAACATTTAAATTATTTTAAAAACATGTAATAACATTAACTACATTCAATAACTTGTTGTATATAATATATATTCTCGAATTTATTTTTGTTTACATCTCTTCATTATTTAATATTTTTCCACAAATACAATCTTCATCCACTAAAAGATAAATTCCATCATGATCGTAATCTTTCATCATTGCTGTTTCTTCATAACCAAATTCAGTAAAAATTACTTTATCTTTTATTTTATATTTTTCATTTTTGATTTGATTACCTATTAGAACGATTTCTCCTGTGAAAGGATGCATATCGTTGTTATTTTCTAATAGGATTATTTTTCCATTGTATTTTTTTACATCTTTTTTAATCAAAAAACGTTTTCCAAGTAATTGCATAACAATAAATTATATTTTGATTAAATTTTTTAACAATTTTTAACAAAAAAATTTCATTTTTTATTAAACCTTTTTAAGTTTTTGTAATATAAAATCTGTAAAGAACTTTTCCAGAAAAAAGGTACTAAAGTAGAGAAATTTGCTAAACAATAATCAATAAAAATTCTAACTCTCTAAAACGCATCAGATTTCAATATTTTAAAAAAAAGAAGAAAAAAGAGAAAGAACTTACTCTCTTCTGGCTTATTACTTTAAACATTTCAATATAAAATAAGAGTCTACTAAGTCGTCTACTGGCTTAAGATTTTTCATATCTAAATTTTCAGAACAATATTTATATAGATATGTTTTTTCTATTAAATCGTCTTTAAGTTTATTTTCTATAAAAGCGTTAATCATATATTCTTTGTCAGCATTTCCATTTCCAGCAAGTTTCTTTGCATGTTTTGGAGAAAATACACAAATATTGTCAGCAGAAGTCAAAGTCAATAGTTCTTTTCTCAAAAAAGAGTTGTACATAATCAAATCATTGTACGCTGCTCCTTTTGAACCATAAGAAAATCCTTCTATTGCTATTTTTATATTTAGATATTCAATACGATTTTCGTTTATAAACGATTTTATAAAATCAACAATGAGTTGAGATAAGAATTGAGCATCAGCTATTTTTTGAGATTCTTTTTCTGTATAATCAGTTGCAGTTATATTTCTGGTATAGTCAATCATATAAACATCTTTGTTGTTTATATCATTTCCTATTGTTTTGTGGTTTTTGTAAGACTTCAAGTCTTTAACTTTCCAATCCTTTCCATCAGAATTGAAAAATGAACAAAATTTATATTGTTCATTGTTGTTGTGTTTAAATTTCATTGTTATGGAAGGACTGTTTAGAGAAAAGTCTATTCCTATCAAAAAATCATTTTCTTTCATAGTAAGTTCAATTAGTTTTATTTTCCTATTCTGTTTCCCATCACTACACCTACAGCGGCACAGCATACTCTTGATGTAAGTAAATCGTACAAAATTCCTTTTTCAACACCAAGAACTTTTGCTACAGCTTTCATAACAGCAGTTCCGAGAGAAACACCAACAAGTCCTCCTACAATACTTCCAAGAAGTCCTTCATTGACGATTTCTTCCATTACTTTTTCAAGATCTTCACCGTTTTTGACAGATTCAGATATTTTTTCAACAACAGAATTTATGATTTCCTGTTGTTCTTCTGTCAATTCTTCAGACTGTATTGACTCTGTCAATTCTTTTGTTATATCATCATTATTGTTTAAATATTCATTAAAAGTTTTCATTTGTAATTTAATATTATTTCAAATCTGTTATATGCAAAAGTCATCTCAAATGTTTTGAAGTCAACCGTGTTTGATGAAAAGTTGAATTCTAGTCCAGACACAGAAGTAAACAATATGTCTTCAAAATGCAGTGTTGATACTACATGACTTTCACTATCTGTTATATTTATGTCAAATGAGCAAGGAAGATGAGTTTCTTTGTTTGCAAAATCATAATAATAGTTGAACAAATCAACAGCCATAAAATAGTTTACAAAGCCAGTAAGTGTCTGACAGGTTATAGTTATTGTACGTTCATACAATTCAGTGTCTTGAGTATGAGCTCTATATTGTCTAGTGTTTCCAGGGTGGTCTATTTGTGTTATCGGATCATATTGCAATTGCGGAACAGACAATGACTGAATGGCATAGTTGAATATATCAACAGGTTCTTGTACAAGTACTCCAGGAATTCTTTCAATATATGGTTTGTATTTGTTAATCAATTCATCCGGAAACATTATTTTCGGAAAAAGAAACTTGAACTGATTGTCACTTGAACTCAAGTACATAATTAATTATTGTTTTGATTTATTATAGTGTCTATCTGCTGAAGTATTTTTACCGCATTAGATGAAGTGTCGACATTTATTTTGCCAAGTGTAGCTCCATTTTTAGTAACAACAATGCAGTTAGAATTTACATTGTATTTTCCAATAAGTTGTCCATAGTCTTTTTCGGTATAAACTATATTGTATTCTATATTATTGTATTTATTTTCATTTACAAAATCTTGCATTGACTTATACAAATCGTTGAGTGTATTATATTGAGTCATTTCATGCTCGGTATCAAGATCTGCATATTTAGTATACATAAATGCATATACTAACACAACTCCTGTTTTTACAACAATATTTGCTAACGACAATTTTGCATCTCTTGCTGTAATCTTTTCAGGTGCAAGTTTTGTAGTTGGAGATATTTTTTGAATATCAGTGACTATAGGTTTGATACCTATAATATTTTGTTTCAATGCATTCAATGCATTTTCTTTCAATATTTTGTTTTTGTCATTTACTTTGGCAGCACTAATCAAGTTATATTCTTGAAGTTGTTTGTCTACATCTTCAATTGTTTTTCTATTTGACTGCTCTTCAACTTTTTCTTGATTTTCTTTTACGTTTTTGCACAGTTCAGTATACAGATTTTTGTAATTGTCAAGATCTTCTTGTACCGAAGCATATTCGTTTCTTAATTTGACTAAAGAGTCAGAAAGTTCTGTTATTTGAGTGTTTAACTGTGTTTCGTTTTTGAGCTTTTCTGCTTTTACTTCATCTAGTTCATTTTTGAGTTTTTCGATTTTATCAGTCAATGAAGTCAAGTTAGCTTCATTATATTCTGCAAAACGTCCAGAATATATTACAGTTTCGTCAGATTTTGAGTTTTCGTCACGCAAGAATGAAGTCACATAAAATATGTTAGTATCAAGAGAAAGTATTTTTTCTGCTTCCTCTTGAGATATTCTGAACAATATTTGTCCAATAGTAGGATTTACGTCTTTAGTGTTTTTGAAGTTTTCAATTTTTACTTCACTTGACTTGTCTTTGAATGTCAAGAAAAACGAACCCATATTGTGCAAATCAACTGGAACATTTTCAAGATTCAATTCTGAATATATCGTGAAGAGATAATAGTTGTCAAACGGAGCAATTTTCATTATTCCGTCGCCTTGTTCATATACTTTTTCGTTTTTTGAAAGATTAGTCACTCTTTTTGTGTTTCTTTCTAAAACAAGTCCTTTGTTTATTTGGACTGGAACCGGCTTTTCTGTATTTCCTTTTATGAAAACGTCCTTTGTCATTCTGTTATATTGTCAATTTTTACAGGTGATATAGATGCTCTTATGTTTAATCTGTCTCTAAATGATGTTACATAAGATGTCTTGAATATTTTTTCTTGTGATATGTTTATACCAACATTATTGTTTACCAAAGTCAAATCACTTACTTTGTTGTTGTCTAACTTGTTATATACATTTAATTGCGGCGGAACAATTCCAAGATTTACTTTTATCATTTTCTTGCCATACTTAGTGAAATTGAAGTTTTGATAAGTAGATCTTTTGATTATTTGAGTGTTGTTTGAATTGCAATAAATTCTTAGTGTATAGTCAAGAACGCAAGCAATGCAGTTTGAGTTTTTGATTACAGGTCTAAACAAAGTAGGCTCATCAAAATTGTCTGTTTGTGTTATGATATTGTGTGTAGTAATCTGCCAGTCTGGTTCATTGTTAGCTGTATTTGTTACGAGTTCGTTGACGGTTATGTCGTGCATAAGTATATAGTCATCTACTGTTCCCGGAAGATCTGCAATGAAATCGGAGAATGTTTTCCAAGTATTTTTTGTTGAACCTTCAAGCTTGAAATAATCATCAACTTCTTCTATATTTGCAAATACTGTAGCATATTGGTCTACAATTGAGATAGATGTTGATGCAATTTCAGTCAAAAATTGTACTTTAGATAGTCTATTATTAAAAGATGACTCTGCTTCTTTAAAGATTTTTGAAAATGAAATGTCTATTTTCGATGGTGTAGCAATATTGTCATCGAATAGCTTTAATCCATTTTCGTGTATTGAAGGTACATAAAATTCTATAACTTTAGTGTATAGACGTTCACCAATTAAAAACGGTGTAGGAACTAACTCAAATTCATTCAAAATATAATTTCCTAATATGAACTTGTAGCCATTTTCGCAATATGATGAAATTGAAATGGCATAAGTTCCGTCGGCTTCCTTTGTATAAGAAGATGTAAAATATATCTTTATTTTGTCACATGTAATTTTGATAGATGAAACAGGATAATCTGAATATTCTTGTGTTCCTGAGTTTATTGCATCATCAATATAGTCTTTCGCTGAGATATACACAGTTTCATCCCCATCATTTCTACTTACATATTGTTTTGAATTGTATGACGATGCTTGTGCTAAACAATAAAAACTGTTATCAACAGTAAAATTGCTTGATTTTATTTTATTTGTTGTTCTGTTGCTTGTAAGAATACCGCTTACAAGATATTTTACATTTTTTTCTTCATTGGTATACACATTACCAGAAATTGGAATTTGAAATTCTTTTCGTTCAGCAGAAGTAGATTCGGCTGAATTGAAATATTCATATTCCATTAAAACTTTGTCAGATAATTGTATGTATTTAGATGAAGTCATTTATACGTATATTTTTATTTATGGAAGAGGAATAGGATCTCCAGATATATTGTCTGAAATTGTTTCGGTTCCATCTCCTGGTTGATTTTCTCCGTCGTTTATATTTATGGTTCCACCAGTGTAAGAGTATTCAGCAATAGACGAATAGTTGTTTGTGGAATTTGTTGCTGCATCCTTTAATTGTTTGTGCATATCATCAGATTCGCAGTCTAAAAGGTATGAAAAGTAACCGTCTATTTCGATAAGTTTTTGTGTAGTTGAACCGGATAGTGTAAATGCAGTATTGTATACGTATGGACCTGTTATAATTTTTCCAACGGATGAGTTTTTCATATCACTTATGATAATAGAAGGTATTTTGTTAGATACTACATTATCATTGTAGGACAATTCTTTTTCATAGATTGCTCCGTCTGTCGAATATGTCAAATGACCAATAAGATTTTTAACATTAGTTTTAACAGTTGAACCGTTTTTAGTTAGTTTAATGACAGGAGGATAAATGTCAAGATAAATTTTGTTCAATGATACCATAGTAATTGGTATTAAAATTCCAGAAGATAAAGATCTTTCTGCGAAAGCGTAATTAGCAAGAGGAAGATTAGAAGAACTTCCATTACCATTTCTTAAAATTCCTCCGTTATCTAAGTATCTTGGAAGAGAACCGCTTGATGCAATATTGGCAGTAGGCCAAGAAACAATTATACTGTCATTGCCCTGAATTTGTGTTTCTCCGTAATTTGAGAGAGATACGACACTGATATTGGGACTTGTTTCATAGTCTCTTGCGCATATTTTGTTTGCATTTATTACACCGTGAAAATTGCATTGTACGACATTTCCAATTCTTACAAAATTGTATGTGATTTTGTCGTAAACTGTATCAGTTGAAGACGGACCATAGTTTCCATTGAATACAATGCTTCCAGCATGAACAGCGCCAAAGTTGTTCACGTTTCTGATTTTCATGTTTTGGTAAAAGTTGCAATATCCGTAAGTGTATCTTCCAAGTTTTACAAGTTTGCTTCCCATAGGAGCAGTGTAGAACTTGTTTTCTGTAAAGTTTATTCCAGAATCATAGTTGATTAAAAAGTCAGAGTACTCTTCTGAAACATTTGAAATTTTTGTCACTCCAGGATAAGAAGTTTTCAAATGGATGTTTTCTTTGTAGTCGTTGTTTGAATTGATTTCTATACCTGCATTTTTTTCATTCGCGTGTTTTGCGTATATAGAAATTTTGTTAGATTTTATATTGCATCCAAATTTGTCATGTTCAGAAGAACTTTCAGTGTCAAAATCATTTCCTATGCTTACTTCTTTTCCAATAAGTTTCAATAAAGGAGTTGTTTGAGTATTGTCTATAGTTATTCTAGCTTGATTATAATAAGTACTTAAATCTGAAACATCAAGGGTTTCTACTCCAGACTTTCCAATGCTGAACATGTTATTTGATTTAACAAACGTACTGTTTTTCAACAATTCAATTTCGCACGATGTTGAATTTTCTTCGTTGTTTTCAGCATTTCTTATAGCAATCCATTGACTTGACGCATTTACAATATCAGATCCTAATAATATTTCATCTGCGCCAAAATGAATTTGTTTTACGTTGTTTGTTTCATTTATTTGCAAATATACATGTTCGTCTTGCTGGGAGTCTTTTTGTGAAAGCTTTATAGTGTTTCGAGAAGTTGTTGAGATTAGAACATTTTCAAGTGAACTTACAATAATGTCTTTTTTCGCGTCAATTCGTATACCTTGATCTGGTGAAGTTATATTAAGATAATTTATATCACCGTTGAGTGATACTACATAATTTATTCTCGGAAAATTTCCAATCTCTTTGTTGGTTTCTCCGTTTTTGTAGAATACAATTCCGCAGTTAGGAGATCCAGAATTGTTGCTCTCTGACACGGATTCTGTATATACTAATGCAATATTGTTGTCGATTATGTCATCAATCTGTTGAGATGATATAGAACTTAGCGTAATATTGTTTGCATAGTCATTTAGTATAAGACCTCTTTTATTGTTGTTATTGATAGGAGCAGTACGAAGCAGAGAATTAGTATTTCCTATTTCGTTAAAATGTGTAGTTTGAGAGAATATAATATTATAGTCATTCGAAGGATAAAAATCCGGATCATTTGCAGCAGCAGGAGTTGTTGTTTCGTCTCTCCATTCAACTTTCCATATACTGTCTGTGTAGTTTGCAGTTGTATCGTCTCCTTTTGGAACCAATGCGATAATCATATCTCCATCTTCGTATTCGTCTCCATCTGGATCTGTTTCTCCAAGTCCATATTGAATGGCATTTTGTACATCAGCTAATGTCAATATGTGAAAATGCACTCCGCGTTCACCTGTGTCACCTTTTATACCTTGATCACCTTCATCACCTTTGACGCCTTGCATACCGGGATAACCTTCGATACCTCTTGGGCCTTCAATACCACCACCGTTGAGAATTAATTGGTCGAAATTAAAATTGATTTTATCGACCATCGATGATAGAGTATCAGCAGCTGTTATATTTTTTAATGTGATAGACATTTATGTGTTATTTGTTTATTTATTTTTTGGTTAAAACAACAGATATACCAAAGTATTCTGAGTATCCATTTTTTTTGTTGAATGTCAATATGAAGTCAAATGGATTGTTGTTCAAATCTTTTATAGAAACAACAGTGTTCAATTGCAAGTCTGATTGCAGCTTCATATCATTAGTCAACATTGTAGTTTCATAAACGTATGGAATATTTTCTCTAGTGTCTTTTGTAAAGAAATAGACATCGCTACGTTTATAAAGTTTGAGTATATTGTTTTCTATGTAAGATTTTACATCGTCATCAATTGACTCAATATTGTTGTATGAGTATTCTGGTTTTATGTGTTTTACAAAATAATCTTTTATCTGTTCTGACAAATACTCAACAAGTCGTTTTTTCAAAAATACGTAAAACTCAATAGAAGTTTCTTTTTCGTTGTGCATATAATGTCCTTCTATGTTTTCGTAATTTTGATATTCTGTGTAGAACATGTCAAATTCACTGCAAGGAACAAATGTTTCAAGAACAATATACTGAGGAATTTTCATATATTTAGAGCCAAAAAATGCTTTTTTCTCTACCATAGATTTTGTTCCGTGCTGCAATTCAACAAGTGACTTATCAAGATTTTTCGTAAAGTAGTTTGGATCCCAGTTAGAGTCAAATACATACATGTCTTTAATAGATGTTCCAATTTCATTTATTAAAGGATATACACTATTGAATGCAGAGTCATTTGAGAACTCCAATATTCCTCCTGCATTCTCCTCGTTTACTTTGTGATAGAATATATTTTTAATGATAGCAAAATTCTCGTTCTTTGTATTAAATTCTGAATTGTTGTATCTGCAAAGATCTACAATGTTTTTGTCTGTGTTGTTTTCGTCTTTTGCAAATATGTCAGCAAAGAAAAGACAAGTTCTAAATGCAGGTTCATAGTACCCACTGTGACGTGCAATAGGAATTAATGAAATATTGTCAATAGACAAGGAGTAGCCTATTGTTTCGTTGAAGTTGAAACTTGAAGGTTTGTTTTCATCAACAACACTTGTTATGTATTTTGATTTTAGAATGTTGTCTTGCTGTACAAGTTCTATGATAAAATCAGTTTTTTCATGAACTTTTCCTTTTTCATCAACAACGATATAATTTACGTTGTTTTTATCAAGCGAATTTATACTTTCAAATATATTTTTAAATCCAACTGTAGAAAATCTGTTGCGATAATAGTTTTTGTAGCCTTGGAATAGTGTTATATTTGAACCAATGTATTCAAATTCATTACTTATATACTGATATTCTTCTTCACCTATTTCTTTTTTGATTTTGAAGTTGTATAAGTATGAAGTGTTAGCAAAATCATCTACTTCTATGTATCCATTTCCGTTAAATTCAATAATATAGTCTTCTCCGTCATAAGAAAATTTGATACTATTGTATGTTCCGTCAGCTGATGTTGAAATGTTTGCTCCTAATTCTGAACCTCTTACAACTGCATAGCCATTGTCTTTAGATGATGCATATACTAATATATCAGAAATAGGTTTGTCTATTGCACTATAATCTATCGTGTCGTACAATGATTCTCCACTTCCAGAAGATGAGCCTACATATCCCATTATATCAGCATATTCTGAATTTAATGCATATAATGTTGTTCTGTCAAAGTTATCACACCAAGGTTCTACAGGAATATCATACTTCAATGTGCATACTACTGTTATTGTTTTCCACTTTTCGTTTTTGATTATGAAAATTCCATCTTTTTCATATTTCACTAAAACTGCTGAAAATTTATAGTTGTTGTATTTGCTGTTTAGCTTGTATGCTAAGTCATTTGGATTTATATTAGTGTTGACATAATCAAGTTCTTCAGCAAGTTCTTTTACAATTACTTTTACTCCTCTAAATAAAGTTTGAGCAAAGTTTTCATCATCTCCACCAAAAAATTCTGAATATTTGACAGAAGGTGTGAACATAACGTTTGCGTCATTGTCTTTGTAAATGTTGTCTAATATAAAGTATTTCAAAAATTTGTTTTCATCAACAGATTTCAAATCATCAATTATATCAGTTCCGAAGTCTTTTATGTAGTTATGCAAATGTTCATACATTTCATAATCGTTGTCTTCGTCTCGATAATAAGATGGAATTCCAAGAATATAATACCATTCGTGAGAGAATGCATCTGCATCTCTTTCATCGTAATATGTACTTGGAGCAAAATTGTATTGTCCAAAAGCAAAGTTGCAATTCAATCTATATGCAGTGTCTCTAACATTTTTTCCATCATTAAAATATACCCATTTGTTTATATGAGGAACTACTTTAGAAACTGTCGCAAGTTCTTTTATGTATTTTTCCTCCAAACGGTCATATTCATTTCCGTCAAAATTTTTAAATTCAAGATTTTTGAGTACAGAAAATCCTTCTGTATAGAAATCAATAATGTCTGGATTTTTTTCTATACCTTTATTGTTTTGGTCTGTTGTATAATATTCAATTTCCTCTAACAAATCATAACATACTTTGTATGTGTCATCATAAATGTCGAAGTCAAAATCTTTAACTGGAAAGAAAGCAAATCGTCCAATTGAGTTTTTGAAATCTTCGTATAATGCTATGACATTGTTGTTTGGAACTTCAATATATCCAGCATCACAGAATATAGTTTCATATTCATCAATTCCTTTATAGCCGACAAGATTTCCTTTGTCGTCATATTCAGGAACTTCTGTGTATGGAAGATGTCCAAGTATTTTTGCATAGCCAGTTCTTGTTTTGACATAAAGTCCTTCTCTGAAGCGAAGACTGTCATTTTTGTCAATTCTCAACATAGAACTTGGATCTGTTGTTCCGCCAACAAAATGAGCAATGTTTGAACTGTTTGTAGTGTAATATAGTTTAATAGCAGATGAGTCGAGATTGTTTACACGCATACGAAGTGCGTTCATTCTTTCTCCAGTAAACTTTGCTCTTACAAAAACTTTATTTTTTGCAGCTTCTGCTCTGAAAAATCTATGATCTTCATCTATTCCAACGTTGATTGCATTTGCTATCGCTTTTGCAACATTTTCAGGTGAACCGTTTATACAGAAATATTGGAAATAGTTGCTTCCTTCTTCGAATGTATGTAATATGTCATTTCCGTTTTCAGAATCTTCTCCAACATTAGTGTATTGTTCTCCTGCTTTTCTTCCATATACTTTGTTGTATATGTGAGTATACTTGATATAGTCAGGATCGCTTGGCTGCTTTTCTTCGTTTGGCACATCTTCTGAAAATATCAATGAATGAACATTCTCTCCGTGAGTTTCTTCCCAGTCGTAGCCAACATAAGAAGCGTCTCCAAATTCAATAGAAAAATAGTCTTTTATTTCCCCAAGTATTTCTATACAAGCAGAAGCAGCTCCAGGGTTGTCAATGACTTTGCATTTTGCGAAAGTATCTGGTTTTTTGAATCCTGTAAACTGTGAAATATCAACTTTTGTTTCTTTAAGTCTGATTTGGTTGTCTGACCATTCACTGTTTTTGGACTTTTTAATAGAATGGAAGTTGTTCAATCTGTCCTGTACATAAAATAATGAATTTCTGTTGTTTACTTCGTCAGATGATAAGAAACTGCCATCTTCTCTTATACTCGTTGAGTCAGTATTGTCTATTGATAGCAATACACCATTTGGATTTTCAACAACTATTGTGCTTTCAAGATTTTTGTTTATTTTGGATGCTTCTTCGTTGAAACGCGGCGTTTGATTGAAGTCTGGACACTTGAACATCTCATTTCCATTTATATCGAATTGAGCTTCATCAAGTTTGTTTACATAAAATCCAAAATATCTGTTTATTGTATAGTTGTCAGCAGTTTCATCCGTAAACAAGAACTCCAAGTTTATCAAGTTTGCACATATTATTCCATTTCTTTCAAATCCTTGAGTTATATAATATTCATTTTCAATAATTGAAGCATCTTTTACAATTAAGTCCTCATAAACAAAATTTGAGCCTTTTGAAAAACCTCCTTTTTTGAACGATATGCCGCACCATTCCCAAGGTTCATTTTCATTCCAAGTAGCATATATCGGTGATATAGGAAATCCTTTTTGATTTACATATCTTCTCAAATACGAACCGAGCAACGAGTTCTCAGTCAAGTCAAAGGTTTTTACAATAGTTGCATTATTAAGTATCTTTTCAGAAAATTCTTCTCTCGTGTTCTTGTCTTCTGTTAAATTGTCGTAATCAACGGAAGTAGGTCCGTCAAGTCTGAATATTATAAAATAGTTAGGTATGTTGTTTTTGTTAAGCCATAACGGAAACATCAATCCCATATCTTCATCGTAAGCTTCTGAGTCAATGGATCTTACACCCATGTTGTACATCATTTCGTATTGATTTCCGAAACTTGACAAAACAGAAGTTTCATCAAATTCTTCAAATACATCGTATGCAATTTCAGCCGGAGTATTTACTCCAGCATTGTAAAATCTATATATGTCGTGATCGTAAAGTCCTCTGCCGCTTATTTTGAAGTTTTTATAAGCAGCGTTTGCAAGTTGAGCATTTGCACTAAACGACTCTAAATAAAGATTTTCTCCGTTATATAAAAGCTTTACGTTTGTTGTTAATTTAGGATTTGTTCTTAATACACCAAATGATGTATTGCTTAACAAATTAGGCATAATTTCACTATTGTATTTTGTTTATTTATTTGACTGTTATAAAACAGAAAAGGTCCCATAAAGGGACCTTTTCCTTGTATATAGATAAGGTTTACAAGGTTTTAAGTGTTTTCTTAGTAGCAATTCCGGTAGTCAATGATTTCTTTTTGCCTGTTGACTCTTGAATTGAAGGAGCAACTTTATTCAACGTAGCTTCAAGTTTTGATACTGCATTAGATACTTGAGTGTTTGTGAACGACTGCAATGTGAATGTATCTTTCTTGTATTTTGCAGAAAACTCCAAGTCGAATTGAGTAACGGTTGGATTATTCAATGTTCCCGTGTAAATGTCAATTCCTATTTTCTTTTTGTAAGTAGGATTAGCATTGTCGTTTCTTTTTATGTTTGTCGAATTTTGTGTTACAAGAATTCCGTTTACATTTCCAAGACCACCATTTTTACCACTTCCTTGGCCGTAATAGTCAGTCATTCTGTACTGGAATGTTATAGGAATGTTTATAGAATTTTCTGGACCAGATTTTAGTGACTTGTATGAGATTTTAGAGTCACCATCTACTTGCAGATATTCATGATCTATTGGACTCATAAACAGATAGCATCCACAAGAGTATTCTCCTAGAAGATATTGGTCATTTACATCAAAGCAAATTTTAACAGAAGAATTGTTGTAATTGTCATCAGTAGGCTCAACGAATTCGTTTTGCAAGAATTTGTCTTTGTAGTTTCCAACAGCGAATACACTTTCTTTGAATATAAGTTCTGCTATTTCTTTTTCAGATTTTCCAGTTATATCAATATTATATTTAGAAGCAATAGAAGTTGTGTCTAATGCATTGTTTACTATGAACGGATGGTTTATATGTACACCCAAAAATCCTTTACCAGTGTATACTCCAGTTGTTGTAGATGAACCGGCTGGTCTCCATTCCATTGATGAATTTTTAGTTTTTGCACCTTCTCCAATAGAATATTCATATTTTCTTTCTCCTGTTGAAGCATTTGTTATCATTCCATTTGTGTAAAGATATTCTCCTGCAGCAACGTCTTTGTATCTTGCATATATGAATTGGTTTTTACATTGTGGAGATTGATAAGGTGCAACCTTTTTGACATTTCTATGGTTTTCTACATCCGTCGGATTAGTCAACAATATAGGAACTTGGTCGTATCTTCTAACTGTGACATATTCAAAATTATTGTCATTCGTTTCTTTGAATTTCTTGAATGCAAGGTTTATCTTTGCGTTAAGTTCGTTTTCAAATACGTTTTTGACAGCTGCAGCAAATATAGTCTTGTTTTCAAGAGGAGAAGTTAATTTCTCGGTGGTTGTAGTAGAGCCATCAATAACTGTACGAGTAAGATCTATTGCGTTTCCGGATTTTCCTTTAATTGTTGCTCCGTTTGTGTTAGATTTTATAACAAGACCGTCTTTTGCTAAATCTTCAAATATACTAGCTTGTTCGATTTTTGCATCTCCTACTTTGATTATTTTCCCAATTTCACTTATAGGATCTGTAGTGTTACCAGAATAGAATATTGCATCATCTTGTTTGATGTTCGCAATAACAGAACTGTTTACTTTTGTTGTTCTGTTTCCGGTGAATTTACTTATAAGTCTCAAAGGAGTATCTTCAGAATTTGAAATGTTCACATAATATGTTTTTGATATTATAGCACCACGAGGATCATCAAGATTTTTAACATCATCGGAATAATATCCAGCAAACACTTGTGTACAAGCATTTTTGTTTATAGGAGTCACATTTCCTTCGCTATCAACAAGAGAAACAACAATTTCGCCTTGTAGTCCAAGCAATGCTGCAGTGAGTTCGTCTATCTTGTTCTGCATTTCATTCAATTTAGTGAAAACATCAATAGGAACTTGATTTTCAGAAACAAATCCACTAGCAATGTTGGAAGCATTGTGAGCAAAGTAATTGTCGTTTGAGCTAAAACTTGTTTCAACATGTTTCAACAAGCCTTTTGACTCAAGATCTTGTTCAAGAGCAATTTTTGTAAGGTCTTCTTTGTTCTGCTTGATAATGTCGTCAATTTCATTGAATGAACTCATATCAGCAGGAAACTCTATAATAATAGGATCTGACCAATCACTTTCGAGACAATTTCCAGGATAACCAGCTTCAGATATAGATTTTACTTGGATTTCAACTTGCTCGCCTTTTGTGATAGGAATATCTAGACGGTTTATAGAGATTGCATCAGGATCGGTGTCTTGAATGTCTCCCCATTGCCATTTGCCGGTTATTGAATTTTTATAACGAGGTCTAAGAACAGACTCAACTATTGTGTAGTTAGAGAATGTTGCTTGTGTTCTCATATTTCCGTTTTGATACTCAAACTGTTCAAGCGGGTTTGCAGCACCATTACTGTCAAGATATCTGTATCTTGTTTTGAATTTGATAATTGCTTGGTTTCCTGTTTCGTCTGAATATTTTTCAGCAGGCATTTGCCAAAAACCTCTAACTCTGTATTTTGGTTTTGCAGATTCAATGGATGAGTCTTTTGTTTTTGAAAGAATTTCGTTTACAACTGAACGATAAAGTTCTGCTTGAGAATTTCTTTCTGATATCAATCCATTAAGAGTGTTTTTGTCAGTATCTTTTTCTACTTCTGTCGAATAGTTTTTTGTCTGTATTTTAGTTCTTGAACTTGATATGGTTGTATCTAACTCTTTAAGTCTATTTTCAAGTTCATTCTTTTGGTTGTTTAGCTGTTTAAGCTGCTTTACTGCATTTGACTCAGCAACGTGTGCATTTATCAAAACAACTTCAAAATTGTTTTCATACAAAACAGGAGCATCTGGAACAATTCCTTGTCTTACAGTAGGATAAAAGTCTTCGGCACAAGAAAGCAAAAATGCGCCAAAGTCTAATACACTGTCTCTATAATATTTGTCAAGTGTTTGAACATTTCCAAGAGTGTCAGTTGTTGAAAGTTCATTTGTGAAAAATGCGCAGCCCGGTGACCAGTTTACGGCGGGCATATTAGAGTCTGCGTCTATCGGTTTGATGAACACAACACATTTTTCATTGTACCCTATTGTGACATCAACATTTATAGGCGAATTGCTTGGAGTATTGACTTTGAATATGTCTGTTCCTATAGTAATTCCTTCATAACCTTCAACAAGTTCAAGTATGACAGAATTAGTTGAACTATCAATACTTTTAATGATATATCTTGTTGTGATTGGATCACTTATAACTTCAAGGCTGTCTCCTACTTTAAGCTGCATTGTGTCTTCGTATCCAGCATTTACATCAGAATATGTAATCTTGTTGAGTTTGTACAACTTTTTGATTGAAGTTACTTCGTTGCCGTTTATGATTTCTGTTTTTTCAATATTTGAAATCTTCAAGACATCAAAGTTTCCATAATATTGTTTATGTCTAATCGGAATGTCTACAACTTCCTCATCAAGAACATAATTTATAGAATGAGTGAGAAGCAATTTTTGAAAGTCATCAAATGAAATATTTGACTTTCCTTTCATTAAAGTGTCAAATATGGTTTCTTTAGCTGCAGTATTGCAGTCAAGAATATAACGGTCTACAAGTATTCGTTCAGTGTTTTCTGCAACTTGGTCAGAAACATCAAAACTTACATAAAGTAATGGACTGATAAGATTTTCAAAAAACCAATTAGATTTAATGTTGAACTCTGTTACTCCTTTCATCTCAGTCACATCAGGTGCTTCAGAAGGAAGTTTGTCAATCAACAATTTTCTATATGAACCATCTGACAATCTAAGTGTACTTCCTGTTCCATCTAAATTGCTTATTGCTTTTATGTTATTTTCTAGTCTGTTTATAGAATTTTTCAAATAGCCGAATGAAGGAATTGTTATTTTTGAAACAGTTCCATCCATTTCTTCAATATTTACAGTAACTGCTTCTTCATCAGTTGTGACTGCAGTGTTTATTTTTTCAAAACTCTCTAACGCATTTGTAAAAAGCTTAATCAATTCTGGCAATGTTGTAGACAAAGAATTGTATTGCATATCTTCTCAATTATTCTATTTTGTTTATTTATTTTATAATAAAAATGCCGCAAAAGCGGCAAATTTTAAATTACACCTTTGCTTATTAGTGTTTGTTTTAGTTTCTCAACTTCATCTGAATTTTTACTTATCAAATCGGTGAGCGAATCTGTATTTTCAAGAGCAGATGAATTTGCTTCAAGAGATGCTTGTAAATCATCAACTCGTTGTTTCAATACATTTACATCTGCTAAGTTATAATAAGCCGTTTCAAGTTTAAGTATTCTGCTGTATAATTTTTCAATAAGTTCTCTTTGTTGCAACAATACTTTGGTTGCATTTTGCATTTGTGTCATAGCATCCGAAAACAATTGCATTGAAAATGTATTGTATTCGTTTATGATATTGTGTACACCGGATGTTCCAGGAGCAACATCAAATCTCAAATTGATTTTAAAACCGAATGCATTTCCATTTTGTCCTGTAATTTTATTTGGCTTGAATTTTGGATATCTTTGAATGTATGCATCTGGCATACAGTTTTCTCTTGCAGAAACTGAATTAGTTATAACGTTATCAAGTATAAGTATTCCGTAAAGATTTCTTGCAGCTGTTTGGTTTGTAGCACTATCAATTACATCATAATACACAAGAACTGCATTAAACTCAAAACTTTCAGATTCTGCGCCTCCGTTAAATTCAGTAAATGTTGAAATTGTAGGATTATGTACTATTTTGTAGTAATGGCTTTCGTCAAAATCAATTCCTATTCCATCTAGCTTTGAACGAGTAACTCTATAACTTTCTCCGCCAGGTTCTCCTCCACCGTAATAAACTGTATATTTTTCATCAATTTCTTCATCAGAAAAATCGGTTTTGAAGTGATTGTCGGTTGTTTCAATAGTACCGCTTTTGTAACTGTTGTCGTCTTTGTTTATGTCAAGACCGTTTGGAGAAGTTGTTTCACGATAACCTAAAATATATTTGTTACCGCGCGGTTCATCATAAAATGCTCTAACGGATAAACCTTGTGAATGTTGTGTTTCTGCGTTTCTTCCTACAATATATTCACCATCTGCATTGTCTTCAACTTGTATAATTCCACCTTCTCCGAGTGCATTTATTCCATAGTTGTTGTCAGACAATGATTCAAACAATACCGTGGGTGTACTTCCAACTTCTGTGGGTATATTGATATACAACTCTGAATATGCTTCACCAGCCATATCAACGTTGTTAATAATATCAATATCGCCGATATATTTTACTACTCTATTGTACTTGTCCCAATTTACATTATTTCCTGTATATTGTTCAAGTTGTTCATCTGCTTCAGTGAAGTTTATATTTTCACCTTGTGTAGTTTCATTTTCTTTTGCGTGTCTAAATCTTATAGCTCCAGTTTCAATAAGCCATTTGAAAAATATACGCTCTGATACTGTTCTTGGAGTTGTGTTGTCATAATTTTCATTAGACAAAATAAGTTCTTCAAGATTTAATATGTAATTTTGCATTTGTTCTGCAAAAGCCATATTCATATCATTTTTGTGCATATACTGTGTATCTGTAACAGTTGCACCCGATGCAC